AGTCTCAACACAGAGGAACCACACTTCGGTATCCAGACAATTGCATCGTTGTTAACTTTTGTACATGATCCTAGTTGATGACCGTAATACTCTGTTATCATTGCATCTGTTCCGATAAACTTCTTAACATTTCAATTAATTCCTACTTTCATTTGTGATTCCTCTTACCATCAAATATACAAATAAATTCTAGTGCAACATCACTGGTGTTGTGTACTTTGTGGAATACATTGTCTTTAATTAAAACTGTATCTCCTTCGTGTACATCAAACATTTCATGATCAAGTTCCATCTGTCCGCTGCCTTGGATAAAAATATATACTTCTTCTTGACCGGCATGCCTGTGTCCCGTAGTACACTTTTTAGCATTTAATCGCGTACTACTTACTACAAGATTATTAAGTTCTGTATTATCTTTTACAGTGTAACGATAATCATCCTTGACAACTTCGCCTCCTATATCCCAAGCGCCGTATTTCATCGCATCATCTCCGCTAGTTCCTTTAACTTTTCAATAACTTCTTCAATAGTATTTAGGTCCTGTTCGTTCTCTGTATCAATTTCTATTTCTAGTTTTATCTTCACGTTATTCTCCGAAGTCAAACAAACTTGAGAATGTTGTGTGTTGCTTAGTATCTTCTAGAGGATAGTTTAGCACACCAATCAAGTTGTCTAGTTTGTTATCAATAATAGTTTCTGCCATTGCTGCATCATCGAACGGAAGTTCTTTGAACCATTCTGGCAAACGCATTTGATCTGTTGGATACGCAACACTTGTGTACCCTAACGGATTCTGTTTTAGTTTACAAACAATAACTTTCATACCGTCTACAACTTCTTCGCTATACTTGTCACCGTTCATACGTTTTAGTGTGTTCCAGTTAATGCTAGCTCGAACGTGGCCGGGCATGTTAGCTTTACCTTGCTTTTCTTCTAAGCGGCGATAGTGTCCAACTTTGTTTGCACGTTTAGGAGATCCTTTCTCCCAGCCAGGTCTTGCACTAAACTCCTTACGGAACTGGGTAATACGCTCAAGCACATCTTCACGCGGCTTGTCTGTAAGCACCATAAGCAACAACTCGCTCAAAAACTCTTGCATAAACACAGGAGTATCACTTCTGCGCAAGTCTAAGCCCATAGCTTTTACCTTGCCAGCTTTACCGTCGATATCTGTTCTAAAGCCTTCGTTGTCGACAACTAGTGCTGCATAACGCTTCTTAGTAATAAACAAGCCCGACTGCGCAACAATCTCTCTGCCTGCCGCAATAACAGTTGCACGACTTTTTGGACAGTGATGCGACTTTGCCATCATGTCAACAAACGTACTATCGACTGCTTCACTTATTTGATCATATAGTGTAATTGCTTTTTCAATATTCCATTCAATTTTACCAGACTCAACATCATCTTTTAACGTAGGCCATGCACTAAAGTATACAGAGTCAGTATCGCCGTATACTACAGCTTCGCCTGTGTGGTCGTATACACCTGTAATAACTTTGTTTGCTTCTGCACTCATGTGTTTAACAATAGTACGTCCTGTCAGTGTTGTACTTTGTCCGATACGTTTATCAAAGAATCTACAACCAGGATTAAGAATAGCACCATACAAACTGTTCAAGTTAATCTTCTTAACCAACTGTCGCTTATCCCAATACTCAGTCTCGACAGCATTGCCTGCGTCCTTAGCTTTCTTAAGATGCGCCTGCAACTCTTTACGTTCACTGTACCAACGCTTTAGGATACCTGGAATAACACCTTCAAACTCTGTAGTAAAGATAGTACCGTTAGCACTAAGCATCCAAGGCTGATTGCTGTCAAAGATTAATTGATAAACCTCTGCACCACTGAGTACATCACTGCCGCCATCCTCCCAGTCGATTGTTAGTACAATGTCTTTACGCCGTTCCATAACAGCATCATATTCTTCGGTTGCAAACTTACCTTCCCAACTACCAGCAAAGCTTTTTTTCTTTAAGAACATGTCTTCGTGTACACGAGCGTCACTGATCTCTGGTCGTATTTGTCCTACGACAGTTTCGGGAGCCATATTTAATGCACGAATCACACTAGGATACAGCGAGTTCAAATCCATCGATGCAATCCACTTATGCAAGCCCTTTTTAGGAAACGCAACATATGCACCAGCAGCTTGTGTGGCTTCGTCATCCCGTGCTTTACGATTGGGTACTTGTAAACCCCTATGCCATGCTTCGTTAACGATAGCTTGCTCTGTAACAGCAACAGCACCCATTGTTGTTTGTAGAAGCACTGTGTTAGCGTGTGCTAGTTCGTTGCTTAGATCAATAAAGCGTAGCTTCTTGTCCAACTTGTCAAGTAGTGCAGTATCCTGAATGTTATATTCAATAAACTTACGGAAGTCTTGATTATATAACTGATCAAGTGTGCCTTCGTATGCAACTTTGTTTTCGCCTACTTCAATTTCGCCAATAGCATCCAGTCGATATGTGTGACGCTCTTCATAAGTGTACTTACGATACAAGTTCAAACTATCCAAGTGTACACGCCCAACTAAGTCAAACGTTTCACTTTCCTTACCAAACTTTTCGTAAGTACGCTTCTTAGGAAGCTGTCCCCACAAGCAGAAACGTCTTGTATCATCCTTGCTTAATACACGAGCAGTTCTGTTTACAGTATACGGAATATCATATCCTTCACTGTTCCATCCACTTAGAATGTCACTGTCTTCAATCAGTGTCAAGAACGTGTCAATCATGTCCTTTTCTTTTTCAAACAACATTACGTTGTCGATGCCTTCAAGTTCTTTCTTTGCTTCGTCCATAGTAAGTGTCTTCGGCGGCACTGCCAAACACACCATTGTGTCGAGCCATTGCAAGTATACAGAGATACTCGTAATAGGCATAAACGGATCACTAGGATCAGCAAATCCTCGCTCTGGATCAAAGTCAGTCTCGATATCGAAAAACGCAATGTTTAGCTTAGGTGCATCTTGATTAAGGTACTGTTCGCTTAGACACTGGAAGATAGGATTAATATCACTCTCAAACAGTTCTTTGTCCCTATTAATTGCAACTTCTTTGCGGAAGTCTTTGGTGTTCTTGCACACAATACGACTCAAAGGGTCACCGTACACGCTCTTGTACTTGCCCTTCTGATCTTTATAATAAAATGTATATTTTACTGGATATTCGCGATAAGTTCTCTTACCGTCTTTGCGTTCAACTGCCCGAATAATATCGGCGTCTCTGTCAAACATTGCGTCTACGTAGCTCATTTATTCTCCTTGTTGCTTTTGGCCAACTAACCGTATACCTGTTCGTAAGTGAACGATTCTATAAAGTATATATTACCACCAAAGCATTGATACGCCAAATCCGAATACATTTACTACACAAAAATATGCAGTCAACATCATTGGCCAAGCAAGACCTCGCCTAATATATCCTAACACCCCAAATATAGATCCAATAAAGAAACCTGGATATACTATTGTCATGTTAGGTTCATATGCAGTCATAGCTAGTGTTAAACTGGCTGCTACAGTAAAAACAAAACTTAGAACTTCATAAAAGAATGCAGTTTTATCAGTGTGATAACTCTGCATCCAAAAGTCTTTTATTTTATTCATATATATTCTATCCAAGAATTAATTGTAAATTTATCGCCTTTCATTGGCGGGTTGCCTCGATGAGTATGTGTGTATCCTGCCGGACACATTAATAGTCTGCCTTGAACAGCAGGCACTCTTTTACTTTGATATAAAAATTCAGTTTCGCCACCTTCTTCGATTGTGTTTAAGTACAACTGAACAAAAATAGCTCTGCTTGCAACAGGAAATGCATGTTCACAATGCCATACATGATATCCTCCAGTCCTCGGGGTTTTTTGAAGCTGTACATTATGGTTCATGGAAAGTTGCATTGAGTCTAAAATTCCAAATTTACTTACATAATGTCTATAACATTCAGCACTTGCATTGTGAAATTCGTGTAAAATTTCACCAGTTGCATCAAATCTTTGAATATTTGGATTATCAGTCAAGAATGATATTCCGCCTGATTTCTTAAGAGGACTTGCATCTTCAGCTTCTTGCCTAGAATATGCTCTTCGTGTATGTTCTAAAGCAGTATAATGTGCAATAGCTTGCTCACAAAATTGAGGAGAAACAACATTATCGTAGACCTCGATAAAGTTTTCAAATTTTTCTACATCTGTTTCAATCATTTATCAACGCCAACCGTTGCTACTAATGTTTCAAGATCATCAAATGCATCTGCATGCTTATCCCAATCACGCTTTTGTGCAATCTTAATTGCTTTGTTAATCAAGCTAGGCTTAATGTCAAGTTCTTCTGCGACAGCTTTAACAGTGTCTTTAAGACCACCCTGCAAGTCTTCAATTTCTTGTAGAACAGTTACACCTTCTTGAACAAGGCGCTCAAGTTTTGCTTTTTCTTCAGCACCATAGGTACGGTCACTCATAGTAATCTCCTTGTTGAGTTATATTGTTAAGTTAATTATAGCGTACATCGTGAAAAAAGTCAAGCATTAACTTGACTTTATTTTAATTTATTTGTGTAGGATTACTTTTTAGCGTTTAATTTACGTAGTAGCATTTCTTTGATTGATTCAACACCTTCGCCGGCGTGTATTGCAGCTTGTTGTTTCTTACGCATAGGATGTCCTTTACCGTGAATGCCCTTTTTACGCCCGTCACCTTCTTCAACGCCTTCGTTCCACTTTGCTAACCAAGTTTCGAAACGCTGTGTTTTTTTAGCATCTCCGGCAATTTGTTGCAGTGCAACACTATGCTTTTTAAGAAACGCTGACAATTGTTGCTTTGTTCCTCTAGGAGCGTTTGAAGAAACAGTATTTGATGATTTTTTAGCAGAAGTAGTAGTAGTATTTGTATCTTTAACATCACCGCCTGCCATCTTTTTAAATAGTGCTATTTTGTTGTAATTATCTTTGCCGTCTTGCCAGTCTTCGCCAACAAGTTTGTCTTTTAATGGATGTTTAGTACGTCCTGGCTCTGCTTTGGGCATTTGGTCTTTGCCTTTTGCTTGTCCTGCACTACCAGTTTTTTGCGATTCGGTTAGAGTAACTCCTGCTAATGCAGCAAAGTCACTTAGACTATAATCACCTTCAACTGGCATAGTACCTTCTTGTACTTGTACACTTTCTTGCAGGAAGTTTGATGCATCTACTACACTTTCTTGCGCATTGTCTGCACTTTCTTTTAGTTTGCGTAAATCTTCTGCTGGATCACTAGGATCTAGTGCAAATAAAGTATGTTGAAGTTTATTCCAATCCATTAGTCTTCCCAAATTTTTGCAAGTCTGTCGCCCATTGCTCTAATCTTCTCAGCTTCACTTGCATTACCGTTTTGTGTTACTGGAGGAGTTTGAGAATTTACTAGTGGCGCTGACATAGCATTTGACTGCATCGCAGGTGCAGCACGATTACCGTCTACTGCGCCAAATATATCATCTGTATTTACTGGCTTATACATTATCTGCCGCCTCCGCCGTTGCTGCTGGGCATGATCGGTGCAATTTTTTTAGCTTTTGTATCGGGAGAAGGCTGAATATCTGCTGGAACAATATTGCCAGTTGACGCTTTTAATTTCTTGCGTAGTTTTTCTTTATACTCGTCTTTCTTGCCTTCTTGAACTGCATTACAATTACAGTGCTTGCAAGTTGGCGGACATGTGCAATCTTCTGCTTTAACTTCACTTCCGCAACACTTGTCTGAACAATGTGTATCTTTTGCTTCTGTTACTTCATCGCCCATTGGACTTTCTTGATAGTCTAAATGATGATAAACACTGCCAATCATATCTGCTGATTTAGTAATTTTAGATTGTACCCAGCCTTCTAAGCCTTCTCTTTCACTTATGCCTTTGAGCATTTCGTGTAGTTTGATAGCATACTTTGCTAGTTTGTAAAGTTCAGCACGAGCCATCTGTACTTCGTGATCTTTTTCAGCTAGATGCGCTAAATCACCTAAACCTTCTTTAACTGCTTCGTTTTGTTTCTTAAGAACTGCTGCAACTTGTGGATGACTTGCTAGACCTTTAGCAATTTTTTCAATCTTTTTGTGTGCACCACTATAATCTCCGCCTTTGTGACGAGGATCAGATGCAATGCCAACAGCCATTTTTACATGCTTTGGATCATGTTGCTGCTTTTCTATTAATTCTTTTTCTCTCATGTGAGTGACTCCAATACGTATTATGTAGTATTTATGCTTTCTTCTTAGTAGCTTTCTTTTTCTTTGTAACACGTTTGATAGGCTTGTCACCAATTCCGCCGTTAAGAAATCCATTGCCGCCGCCCATACTAGTTGCAACACTGGCAGATGTCATCTCTGTTGTTTCATCTACGTGTGCATCTGCACCTTTTGCATCAGCGTCTTGTGTTTTATATCCTGCTTTTTTAAGACCCCTTTTAAGATGATCCTTTTCTTTCTTTCCACCAAATGGAACAACCATTACGTCAGGTTCGTCTCTGTTGTCACTTTTCTTAGCATTTGACAAATTAGAAATAGTTTTACCAACTCTTAAGAAATCGTATGCTGTGTCTGCTTTAGTAAGAAATGTGTTCTTAGGGTTGTTGATGTTATCACCTTCACTTACAATATCTGACATTTTCATTTTACTTTCCTATCCTCTAATATATCTTTAATTACTGTTGTGCCTCTATCAGTAAAGAAGCGCGGAGCAACTGCGTGTATTAGCAGCAACGGTATAAGTAATTGCAATCTAACTGCTGTCTTAATAGCGTGGAACATATGTTCTAAGCCTGTTTCATTTTGAGTTTGCAAGTGTAGTTTGCATTTTTTACTAAACATTACTTCTTACCACTCTTCATATTAGCACACCAGTGATACATTTTAGCCTTTTCGCCACTTGCGTTCTTAGCACGTTTGCGTAACTGTGTCACTGTACCGTTGCAACTAGCACCTGACTTCTTTACTCTGCCAGGTCTGCTTTTGCCTTTTTTCTTACCATCAGCAAAGTTTTCTACTGTTTCTTTTTTTCCAAAAACTCTTTGCATAAATGTTTTCTTATCATTTTTGGGTTTATCAGGGTTTGGGTTGGTTAAAGAATACGCTGCAAGTCCGGATTTGGCATTAACTTCAATTTCCCATCCAGACTTGTCGCCCCACATCTTTAAAAATCTTTTATAAAGTCTTGCTCTATTACCGTCTTGTTTATTTGCATAGAAAGTTATTTTTCTGGCACTAGTTTTGTCCAATTGCTTCCACCATTTTAACATAGCGGCTTGTACTGTTGCAAAAACTCTAAACTCATCACCTTGACCAGAGCGTCCCATTTGTTTATTTGAACCATCTCTTGCAAATTCTATCTCATAAACGCCAGCAGGTTCTTCACTAAAATGAATGTCTAACGCACTACCATCGTCAAGTTTCACAATACCACTTGAGGCACCTGTTGGATTTAAATATTCCCATGTTATAGGGTAAGGATTATCAAATGCTTCTTGTACTTTTTTCTTACTGTCAGCAAAGTTTTCGCTATATGCTTTATCAGTAGCAGTCTTAGCACTTGCACCTTGTGGGTGTTTAGGATTAATGCCTACAGGTTCGCCATTCATTAGTTGTGAAATATCAACACTCTTGCCTACTTTGTCTAATAGTATGTGTAAACTATCTGTAGGATCATACCCGCCTGTTTC